TACGAACCCGCGTTCGCAGACGCGAAGATCACCCAGGTCGCCGCCTCCGCCGAGGAGGAGGAGATCGAACCCCAACCCGATCCAGAGGAGGATCACACCATGTCCGAAGAGTCCACCCCAGAGGTCGTGGAGGCCGAGCCCGTCAAGGCTGAAGCCCCCGCAGAGCGACCCACCACCGTGTTCGCACAGCCCCGCAAGCTGCAGCTCCCAGGAGTCGGCGAGTACATCATCGCCATGCGTGAAGGCGGCCACCGCTGGCACCAGATGAACGAGAACATCCGCGCCGCCACCGGCGACGTTGTGGTCTCCGACGCTGGCGGCCTGGTGCCCACGCCGGTCGTGCAGCCCTTGTACGACGACATCAACGCGCTGCGCCCGATCGTGTCCGCGCTCGGCGCCCGCTCAATGCCCGACGCGGGCTCGACCTTCTTGCGCCCGAAGATCGCTAACCACAGCGGCGTCGCGGTGCAAAGCTCCGAGCTCGGCTCTGTCAACACCGCAGACTTCGACATCTCGAACGTCACCTTCACAAAGAAGACCTTCGCCGGCACGCTCCTCCTGAGCGAGCAGGTGATTGACTTCTCAACGCCGAGCATGCTGCAAGCCGCCGTGAACGACCTCGCCGGCCAGTACGGTCTCGCCACCGAGGACTACGTTGTCGACCAGATGGCGGCAGCGATCACTAACTCGCAGGAAGTGATCGTGACCGACGCGACCAGCTCGAGCGAGTTCATCGCCGATATGTACACTGCAGCTGCGTCGATCGCAACGACCGGCAACTACTTTCCGAACGCGCTCGTCGTGTCACCCGCGAAGTGGGCAACGCTCGGCAGCTTGGTCGACGGCGACGGACGGCCACTGTTCCCGCAGGCAGCCCCGTCGAACTCGGCCGGTCTGCTGCCCGACGGCGTGACCGCCGGCAACGGCAACCCGCTCGGCCTGAGTTTGGTCGTGTCGAACCAGATCGGCTCGCAGGCGATCGGCAACAAGACCGCCACCGAGTACTACTGGCTGATGAACACCCGCGGTGTTGAGTTCTACGAGAACTACAAGGGCTTCCTGCAGGTCGCCAGCGCCACCACGCTCGGCCTCCAGGTCACCGTCCGCGGCTATGTGGCGTGCGAAGTGCTCGATGTCAACATGATCCGAGTGCTCGGCCCCGACGCCACCTTCTGAGCCCCTGAGGACTGCACGACGCTATGGCTTCCTTCACCATCACCCATGCGTGGCGGCTGGACGGCTATGGCGTCGTGCAGGTCCTCGAGCACGTGGACGGCCTCATCGTTGGCTCAGACATCAACATCAGCGGCCTATCGAGCACACAGCTCAACGGCAACCACACGGTCTACAGCCTCGAGAACTACAGCTTCACCGGCGTCACCGACGAAGGCGACCTGGTGTTCAACACGCAGATCGACCGGCCGAACCAAATCCTGTTCGCCGACTCAGGCGACGACATCGACCGGCAAACCGACAGCGGCACCCTGCAATACACGCCGACCTGTAGCTGGATCGACAGCGACGATGTGATCGAATGGCTCGGCATTGACGGCGCCACCGCGAACGACACAGCTTTCGTCGCGACCTGCGTGTCAGCTGCCAACGCCTTCTGCTCAAGGCGGCGACGCAGCGCCGGCTACTTCGACGCGCTCAACACCGCGCCAGACGGCTCCGTCAAGCTTGGCACCGTCATGTACGCAGCGATCCAGTACCGCTCCCGCGGCTCCGTCGATGGCTACGCATCATTCCAGGACTTCAACCCGCAGCCAGTAGGCACGCTCGGCCAAGTGCTCCAGCTCCTCGGCTGCGGTAGACCGCAGGTCGGATAATGGCCGGCACCGGCTTCCTGGTCGACGCGATCGCCGAAGTGAAGACAGCGATCACCGCGGTCGGTCTGGTGCCCGTCACCGACCCTAGAAACGCTCGGCCGTTGTCCGCGTTCATCGAGGCGCCACGCTTCTCGAGCTTCAACAACAACATCGCAGACATCACGATCATCGTCAGAGTGCTCGCACCGCCTCCAGGCAACGACGACGCCCTCCAGTATCTGATGACCAAAGTGGACGCGATGATGGGCAGCGACCTCGCGGTCACTGCCGGCGAACCATCCACCGCGATCATCGGCGAGCAACAACTGCCCGCCTATGATCTCACCATCAACCTCTCAACAAGGAGAGCCTGAACATGGCAACAGTAACCAACCTCACCCAGCCGTACTTCGAGATCGACAGCAACGACTTCAGCGACCAGTGCACCTCGTGCTCGATCGCATACGAGATCGAAGCGCTCGAAGCCACCACCGTCGACGACTCGGCCCGCAACTACGTCGCCGGTCTGCAGAACAACGAGATCACTGCGACGCTGTTCATCAGCTACGGCGCCACGGAGGTCGAGGGCATTCTGCAGGGTCTCATCGGCACCACGTTCGACACTGTGGTCGGCGCCACCGGCTCCGTCGCAGCTGCAGATAATCCCGTCTACACGCTCACCGGCGGATACCTGGCGTCGTTCACCCCGATCAACGGTGACTTCGGCACACTGTCCACCGTTGACATCACTATCCAAGGCGGTGCGCTCACCCGAGCGGTCGCTTGAGCTAGCAAAGAAAGGCGCACAAAATGCAGCTCACTCTCCGCGTTGACATCGGCGATGGCCCAGAGGACGTTACGACGACCCTCTGGTCCATCGTCGCATGGGAGCGCAAGTACAAGACCAAAGCATCGGACATGGCAAAGGGCCTCGGAATGGAGGACCTGGCCTATCTGGCGTTCGAGGCCAGCAAGGCCGCGAAGAAGGTCATGCCGGCAGTGTTCGATGATTACCTCAAGAAGATCATCAGCCTCGAGGTCGTGTCGGAGGACGCGGACCCTACCCACGGGGCACCAGACGACGCCAGCTAGCCGAGCTACTGGTACACCTCCACTGGTGGCCCCCTGACATAGAGTTCGACAGCAAGGACCTCCAAACGGTCCTCGCGGTACTCGAGGAGCAGAACAGGAAGGCGAAACAACGTGGCAGGAGCAGGTAGCGAACTCACAGTGAACACGCTGCCTGACAGTGTTGCCTACGATGTCACCGCCACGCTCAAGGAGCTCGGCAAGATCGACCCCGCACTTCGACGCGCTGCGACTGCCCGCATGAAGAGCGCAGCGAAGCCGATGGTCGCCGAAGCACGCAGCCTGGTACCTGAGGACTCTGGCCTCAATTGGGGCAACTGGACAACGCCCAAGAACAGAGTGATCGGCCCATACGACGCCAGAACGGTTCGTCGAGGCATAAAGGTCACCTACAAAGGCCCGAGCAAACGCGATCGCGGTAAGGAGATCTTCCCGCTCCTCACGCTGCAGAACACTTCCGCGGCAGGCTCCATCATTGACATGGCCGGCCGAGCGAACGGCGCTGGTCGTGGGAGCGAAGGCGCTGCTCGAGGTCGCGCCATGATCCAGAAGCTCCGCGAGAACGGCCGAGCATCACGGATCGTCTGGGAGGCTGCTGAGCGCAAGATGGACGAAGTGAACCGTGGCGTCCAGAAAGCGATCGAGGACATGGAGCAGGAAGTGCAGAAGGGTCTGAACTAATGGCTATCAAGGTCCCAATCCTCTCCGAATGGAACCCTAAGGGGCTCGAGCGCGCCAAGGCCGACTTCCAGAAGCTGGAGAAGACCAGCGAGAAGGTCGGCTTTGCCATGAAGAAGGCGTTTCTGCCGGCCACCGCTGCGCTCGGCGCTCTAACGGCTGCTGCTGGCGCATCGCTGAAGGCCGCGGTTGAGGACGCTGCACAGCAAGAAGAGCTTGCACGCCAGATCCAAGCCGTCACAGGCGCCACCGATGAAGCCGTTGCAGCGAACGAGGCTTTCATCGCTCAGATGGAGCTCACGGTCGCCGTATCTGACGCGCAGCTGCGACCGGCGCTCGGCAATCTGGTGCGCGCCACCGGCAACGTCACCGAGGCCCAGGAGCTGCTCGGGATCGCGCTCGACATCTCCGCAGCGACCGGCAAAGACCTCAACACGGTCAGCGAAGCACTCAGCAAGGCATACCAGGGCGAAACGTCCAGCCTGAAACGCCTAGATCCGAGCCTCACCGCGGTCATCAAGAGCGGCGCAGACTTCAACGAGATCGGCGAGAAACTCGCGGACACGTTCGGCGGTGCAGCTGCAGAAGCTGCGAACACGGCCGAGGGTCGTTTCAAGCGGATGCAGATCCAGATCGACAACGCCCAAGAGTCGATCGGTTACGCGCTCCTGCCCATCCTTGAGAAACTCATTCCGATCCTCGAGGACGTTGCCACATTCGTCGGAGACAACACTGAGCTCATCATCGGCCTCGGCGTGGCAATCGGCACCGTCGCCGGCATCATTGTCGCCTACAACGTCGCCATGAAGCTCTACGCGGTCGCCACAGGCATCGCCAGCGCAGCCACCGCAGTGTTCAACGCGATCCTTGCAGCGAACCCGATCGTGCTGATCGCGGTCGCTATCGCCGGCCTTATCGTCACGCTGATCGCGCTCGAGAAGAAGTTCGGCGTAATCACGAAGATCATCGAAGGCGTCAAGTTCGCATTCGACAAAGTGAGCGACGCCGTGGCATGGCTAGCCGGCAAGTTCGTCGACTTCATCAACACACTCATCGACGTAGCGAACAAGATCCCGTTCGTCAACATCGAGAAGCTGAACAACGTGTTCGAGGACCAAGTTGTCATTATCGAAGACCATCTTGTGCCCGCGATCGAAGGGTACGGCGAAGCAGAGCTCGAGCTAGCCGAGATGATCGCCGAGGCTGCCTACCAGCAGCAGCTCGCAAACATCGACTACAGCGAAGCCGAGAAACTCATGTCGGAGCTGCACCCGACGCAGGACGAGGTGCGCGACGCGATCGACCGCATGAACCGGCAGATGGAACGGCACATCGACAACCAGGAACGCATCAACAACCTCAACACCGACCTGATCGACACGTTCGACAAACTGTTCGACAGGTTCGACAACCGGCGAGCCGTTCAAGACTTCTCCGACGCAATCGACGAAGCCCGCACCGCCATCGACGAGTTCGGCGAAGGCAGCCGCGAAGCCATCGAAGCATCCGAAGAGATGTACATCGCACTCGGCCAAGTCATCAACGAGCTCGACAACATCCCCGCGACGAAACAGCTGAAACTCCTCGCCGAACTCGACCAAGGCATGTACGACGAAGTGGTCGCCCAGCTGCAATACCTGCAGCTCCTCGCCGACCTCGACATGACAGTCCTCGAGGCCGCCAGCCCATTCTTCATGAACCCCGTCGATGTCGCACCCGCCTCGGCGCTCCCAGCCACACCGAGCAGCGAGTTCGCCGGCTACAGCGGGTTCCTAGGTGGCAGCACCGTCAACGTGTACATGCCGGCCGGCACCGACGAGGCCGCGGTCGTCAGAGCGATCGAACGTGAAACGAAACGGAACGGAGTCCTGGCGGGCACGTTCACTGGCAACACGACGAGAACATGACCGTCACCGTCAGCCACACCGTCACCATCACCGACGGCACACTCGGAGGTGGCACAAGCCTCACAGACCGCACCGCCGGCTTCACAGTGCAACAAACACTGAAACGCGGCGCGATGGGCACAGGCCGTGCATACCTGACGCTGTACAACAACGACGGCGCACTCACACCGAACGGCGGTGGCACATTCTCAAACTACCCGTGGTTCAAGAGATACCTTGTGATCTCAAGCGGTGCGACCGACGGCACCAGCAGCGCCGGCGGTGGGATCTTCTATGGACTTATTACAGACTTCGAGGTTGTTGACAACGGCACGAACAGCGTCGTCAACATGCAGTTCGAGGACTTCGCCACCGTCGCCGGCCGAGCACCCACATACGACGGCCTCGGAACCACACAAACCACCACCTCAATCGCCGGCTCACTCGGCCGCATCCTGAACGGCAGCTTCGCACTCGGCATACCAGGCGTCGACATGCCCTCATTCGGCCGACCAGACCCAGGCTTCAACATCTACACAATCTCGTCGTACAGCACCACCAACTACCGAGTCGACCTCGACGGCACACCCGCCGGCCAACAGATCAACAGCCAAGTCATGCCAGCTGGCCCTAACTTCGCGTGGCAAACATTGGTAGCAACTCGAACACGGAACCCAGCGTTCGAGATGAACGTGGTCGAACGCAGCCTGAACCGTAACCGTGTCCTCGACGGTTCAGGAAAAGCACTGCCACGCCCACAAGTGTTGAAGACAAACCCGAGCGGCACCGAGCTCGCATTCACCCAAGTACAGGCCGGCTGGAACAACGATGACATCCGCAACGAAGCCGATGTGACCGGCCTTCACAGCGGCGCCACCGTCCAGAACGTCACCAATCAGACCTCGATCGACGACTACGGCGTATCCGCGGTCACTCTCCAAGGCTGCGCTGCAGACAGCGACGCCGACGCCCTCGACATTGCCGGCCGATGGGCCCGCAACTTCGACGAGCCTGTGTACGCAGCTCGTCAAGTGACACTCCGCGCCTCGAGCATTGCCGAGCGATGCGACGACGCAGCCTACGAAACACTCGGCGACCTGTTAGATATCCGCAGTGGACTCTGGAACACCTGCACCGTCACCTACACACCTACCGGCGCCAGCACACCCGTCACAGACAACACCATCATCTTCGGTCGCACAATCCGCGCCACAGCAGACGACACCATCATCACCCTCGACCTGGTGCCGGCCGCGAACTACCAATACCTCGAGCTGGACTCGGCGGTGTTGGGAATACTTGACGAGAACCGGCTCGGCTAGGCTGACGACATGACCGCTCTAGGCGCCTTCTCCAGCGGCGACGTACTAACTGCAGCCGACCTCAACGCGATCGGCACCTGGACGACGTACACCCCTACTTGGACAGGCAGCGGCGGCACACCGACACTTGGCGACGGCACAATGACCGCCGAATATCTACAGATCAACGATCTAGTCCACATTAGATTTTTCCTTACTTGGGGATCCACAACCTCTGCCGCAGGGATTTCTGAGTGGCGTTTCACATTCCCATCAGGTCTAAACTGTGGCCAGTCCCTGTTTGAGTGCATCGGCTCAGCAAACGTGCACGACGCCAACGTCGGATATTACCCAGGTGTCGTTATTGCAGTTAGTTCCACCACTTTTGGTGTGGTCGCAAACCAGTCAGGTAACACGATCGGGGCTGCTGTACCAATGACATGGGTTAGCACGGACAAAGTGGGCGCAATGATTACTTACAGGCTGGCATGACATGGTGACTGTGACCTGTACAGACGGCGACTGTCGTAACGGTGGCATCGATTACAACGTGTTGGGCATGCCGTCGTTCGTTGAGTGTGGCGGCTGCCATGTACACCTTGAGCCGTACGATGAGCGTGACGACCCACCAGAACCAGAACTGCCGGCATGATCGCCATGGTCATCATCCTCGCCGCGATCGCGGTGGGGGCCATCGTTTCAATAGTGGAGAACTAGAACATGAACCTCACGAACCCACCGAAAGCACTTATCGCGATGGTCGCGATGATCGTCATCGCCGTACTGATGGTCGCCGACTCGATCGCAAATGAGGCCGGCACTGGCATGCTCGGCACGATTGTCGGTTATGCGGTTGGCAACGGCATCGCCGCGAAGGGCGGCAAAGATGTCCAGCCGATCATCGGCAAGAAGGACCAGCAGTGAAGTACCACAACTGGCACCGCGACACACCCGCGGCACCGTTCACTACCTGCTCCCCGAACCTGCAACAGATCCGCAAGTTCGCCGAGAAGACCTGGGGCTTCTGGTATCTAGGCTGCTACGTCAAACGCCCGATCCGCGGAGGCACCCGCTGGAGCTCGCACGCCTTCGGCGCCGGCCTCGACCTTTCCTACCGAGCGACAGAGGACCACACAGATACACCAACGCGAGAAGCTGTCGAGACTGTGATCATCCCGTGGCTTGAGGAGAACGCCGAGGTGCTCGGCATCCAACGCATCCACGACTACTGGGCTCGTCGTTACTGGCAGGCAGGCAAGGGCTGGATCAACCGGCCGCCAGGAGGCAAGAACGACCACATCCACCTCGAGGTCAACACCGAGACTTGGCACTGGGACACCTCAATCGAAGACCGCCTGACCAGCGGCCCACCTGCAGCCGCGGCCGCGAGTCCGACCTTCACCGCGGCTCAGGTGCCGGCCTACCCTGGCTCAAGCACTAAGAAAGGCTCGAAGGCGAAGGCCCGCGTAAAGCAGATCCAGCAGGCCCTCACCGACAAGGGCTACAAAGTCGGACCCGTCGACGGATCATTTGGACCGATGACCGACTCAGCTGTGCGCGACTTCCAGAAGGACGCCGGCGAGTACGTCGACGGCATCGTTGGACCGAAGACCTGGGCGGCCCTCTTCGGATGATGCTTGCATGACGTAACACCCTGAGTGCATAATGAACCTCCCACAACAACAACGG